CATGATAATAAGCTTCACATAAAGCTGCATCTACACATGAATTTCTCGCTTCAGAAGAATGTCTTCCTTTGACATATAATAATGATGTTTCTATTGATGTTTGTTCCAGTTTCGGAATTGGAACACCATGTTTAGTCATATCAAATTTACGTTTTAAGAAATCACATTCTTGTAATGTATCTTTTGGTGTGAAATTAGTATCTTTTACAGCTGTAGTAACTGTAATTCCAAAACGTTTAGCCACTTTGGCAGCTTCGCCAGGTAAATACCAATCTTTAATACTCTCGTGGGTTGCTTCAACAGAATCATCTCCCATTACTATGAGTCTATTCCATTTAGCATATGGATATTCAATAAGAGATCCAATAGTTTCTAGCTGAACAGTATAATAAGTATATCTTTTCCAATATCTGATAACCATACAATTAAAATATGTAGTTAATGGGTGACCTGATGGATTAAAAGTCATTCCATCATGAAAATAACCATCCCATATAACTCTACAATTAAATAATGATCTGATAAGATTCTCTCTAATTACATTGTCTTCATTATTACAGTTTCTATAAAAACCCATAGTTGCTTTAATGATAGATTCTTTAACTTCAGGGAAATACATATTATATTCCATACCAGAAACATCACCATCATTATAATTAGCTTTTTCAAAACATGTTAAATGATTGTTGATTCGCTTCCAATCGAAACTATATGGATTAACACCAATAGCCATTTCATTACTAACATTTTCGGACATAACATCAGATATGAGATCCCCAAAATACTTACGGACCATAAACAAAGTAATAACATCACCAACATAGAAAAGACGAACATCTTTTCCAGGTTTTAATGCTTCATTAGTCTTTGGACTTGCGATGTATTCAGTTTGAAGTGGTTTCGTTTTAAGAATCTCCAATCTTTCAGAGATAATGCGTTGAACCATAGGCCATCCTGAAGGATAAACCATAGATCCATTCATTCTCTTATGAGGGAAGTATTGT